AGGCCAAAGAATTAACATTTAAACAATTATACGGTGGTGTATGGAGCGAATATCGTGATAAACCATTTTTTAAAGATGTAGCAACATTTACAGATGAGCTATGGGATGATTTTAAAGGTAGTGGCTATATAGCAACGCAAAATAAAATATTTAAACGCATTGAGCTACCTGATATGACACCCGCTAAATTATTAAATTATATCGTTCAAAACGCAGAAACCATAACAAATACTATATTGTTAGAGGCGATATTACATGAATTAAAAGACAAGAAAACTAAATTAGTATTATACACCTATGATGCATTTCTATTTGATTATGCTAAAGAAGATGGTGATATATTAACTGAAATTAAAGATATTATTCATTACCCTGTCACTGTGAAACAAGGCAAATCATATCACGGTTTAACTAAAATATAAATATTTATTATGGAATTAAATGAATTTTTAGATTTGAACAAATTATTCTGCACATTTACCTCACCTGCAGAGTTAGAAGACACTGTAGCAGCGATTAATCGCAGGTATTCAATATTATTTAATAAAATATTCATCCTTGAGTCACCACAAAGCGATGAATTGATGTGTACATATAATATTGATACAGGCAACATGACCTCATCTCCATTAGTTAATACAATATTACTTCATCGCAAGAAAGAAAGTAATACATTATACACTATTAATGCCCTGAATACATTAATCATGTCATTAAATGAAGGTAAATTAGATAAAAATTTCATTATTAATTGGAATGATTATAAAAATTGCATACTATTAACTAGCGGTCCTAATATTAGACGTTTAGATACGGCTATTCATAAGATTGTTGATCTTAGTAAGTAAGTTTTGAGAACCAAAAGAAGAATCATAGATTCAAAATTATTGTGGTCATAGACCACCTCATTTAAAAACATATATTATGGACTTAAGTCTAATCAAACAGAAGCTGACCGCTTCTCAAAACAAAGGTCAAAAACGCGAAAAAACTGACTACACAAAGATCTTCTGGAAACCAAAACCAGGTAAACATCAAGTCAGAATCCTCCCCTCTAAATTCGATAAAGCAAATCCGTTCCGCGAAGTGTATTTTCACTATGGCTTTGCTAAAGGTCCAATTCTAGCTTTAACTAACTGGAACGAGAAGGACCCTATCGTTGAGTTTGCTAAAAACCTCCGCAAATCATCTGATAAAGAAGATTGGCAATTAGCTAAAAAAATTGAACCAAAACTCCGTTACTTTGCTCCTGTAATTGTACGTGGCGAAGAAGATAAAGGTGCTCGCCTTTGGGAATTTGGTAAATTAATTTACGAACAACTCCTAGGTATTGCTGCTGATGAAGATTATGGTGATTATACAGACATCACTGATGGACGTGATTTCACTATTGAGGCAGTTGAAGATATGGTTGCTAATCGTAAAGGTATCAAATGTAACATCCGTGTTAAACCAAAAACAACTCCAGTTTCTGAAGATGGTGCTTTGGTAAATAAGGTGTTAGAAGAACAACCAGATATCCTTACAATTAATAAACATTATTCATTTGATGAATTAAAGGAATTGTTAGATAAGTGGTTAAATCCTGAAGAGGACACTGAAGAGCCAATTGCCTCTAAAAACGATGAAGAAGAGGAAGATGATTTTCTTGCTGATAGCAAGCCTACTTATAAGCTTGATACCAATGCAACAAAAACATCTAATACAGACAAATTTGACGATTTATTTAATTAATTAATTTATGGCAAAGAAAAGCTCACTAAGTGAGATTGTATCTGCTTCCTTAAAAGGTGGTTTTGATTTAGATAAATTTAAAAAATCTAAATTCTTAGATCAATCTTCCAAATTTAAAAAACAACGCTGGCTAACTTTCTCCCCAGCATTACGTGATGCACTTTCAATTCCTGGTATTCCTTTAGGTCATGTATTTGTAGCTCGAGGAGGATCAGATACTGGTAAAACTACTATGTTAATTGAGGCAGCAGTTGAGGCCCAAAAACAAGGTATATTACCTGTATTTATCATTACTGAAATGAAATGGGATTTCTCACATGCTCAAAAAATGGGGTTTCAATGTGATGCAATTCCAGATGATGCAACAGGTGAGGTAGTAGATTATAGAGGATTCTTCCTATATGTAGATAGATCTTCTTTAAATACTATTGAAGATGTAGCAGCCTTCGTTGCTGATATCTTGAGTGAACAAAAAGATGGTAAATTACCTCATGATCTACTATTCCTATGGGATTCAGTAGGTTCAATTCCATGCGAAATGAGCGTTAAACAAGGTAATAATAACCCTATGTGGAACGCAGGCGCTATGGCTACACAATTTGGTAACTTTATCAATCAACAATTTCCATTATCACGTAAAGAAAGTTATCCATACACTAATACATTATTTGTAATTAATAAAACAGGTGTACAACCAGCATTAACTCCTATGAGTCAACCTCGTATGACTAATAAAGGTGGTAATTCTATGTATTGGGATGCTACAATCGTAGCTACATTTGGTAATGTTACTAATAGTGGTACCTCTAAAATTAGTGTACAACATAAGGGTAAAAAGGTTGAGTTTGCTAAACGTACTAAAATCGCTATCGATAAGATTCATGCTGATTATGGTATTGCTACTGCATCAACTGTACTTGTAACTCCTCATGGTTTCATACCTGATACCCCTGAGGCAATTAAAGAGTACAAGAAAACCTACGCTCATGAATGGTTTAATGAAGCCATTGATGTATCTGATCTAGTACAACTAGAAGATAATAGCGAATGGGAAGAAAGCAGTAAAATATCACCAATAGTAGAAATCGACAACGATGCAAGCGAAGAATAAATACGCAAACATACTCTCTAAAGTCAACAATGATCAGCGTGGAGTTTTAGACTCCATTCTGATTATTGATGGACTAAATACCTTTTTAAGATCATTTACAATGATCAATCATATTAATCCAGATGGTCATCATATTGGTGGCCTAACTGGATTTTTAAAATCAGTTGGATATGCTATTAAAATGCTAGATCCAACTAAAGTAATAATTGTATTTGATGGAGCTGGAGGATCTAATGCTAAACGAAATTTATATCCTGAATATAAATCAACAAGGAATAAATCTCGAATGACTAATTACTCTATATTTAGCTCTAAAGATGAGGAAAACGAATCTATTAATAATCAAATGGCAAGATTGATCCAATATCTTCAATGCTTACCAATTTCAATTATTATAGTAGATGGGATTGAGGCAGATGATGTTATAGGATATTTAGTAGGTAAATTTGAAAAATATTCTGTAACTAAAGAGGTAACAATATTATCTGCTGATAAAGATTTCCTTCAACTAGTATCAGATAAGGTTCAAGTATATTCTCCAACTAAAAAGAAAATATATAAACCAAAAGATGTGCTAGATGAATTTAATGTTAGTAGCTATAACTTCGTTAACTATAAAATATTGATGGGAGATAATTCAGATAATTTACCTGGTGTTGATGGTTTAGGACCTAAAAAGGTAATTAAGATGTTTCCTGAATTAGCTAATGATACACCTACAACATTAACAGAGATATTAGATAAGGCAAATAGTAAAATAGAGGAACATGATCTATATGCTCGTATAGTTGAAAGAAAACATCAGCTAGAGATAAATAGCAGACTAATGAATCTACAAACTATGCCTATATCAGAAGAGAATATAAATATTATACAAAATAGTTTTAAATTATCTTATGAGCTAAACCCTTATGCCTTTATGACTATGTATCTTGGAGATAAATTAGGTGAAAGTATTCCAAATACATCAAACTGGCTAAATATAGTTTTTGGATCTTTAAATGCTTTTAAGTAGATTTAATTTTATGACTAAGTTGATATATAAATCCATATTACATCCTGAAATATATAATTCAGATTTACCTGTAGATCAAATGTTAAATTTACAAGATATACTAGATCGAAGACATAATGGTGATATTAAAAAATTACTAGAGGATATAATGTGGTACTCAGCTT